CTGCACGTTGCCGATGTCGAACTGGCCGGATTGAAGTGCTTGAGAAAATGCTTGCTGACGTTGTTGCGCAGATAGCTGTCCAGCCTGACGTAAAGCCTCACCAGCAAGTACACCTTCCTGTACTGCCTGACGAGAGCCACCGAAAGCACCAGCACGTTGAGCCTGTGCTGATAGGTTCTCAGAAGCCAATTGGCGTTGACGCTCAATATCCGCTTGCCCAGCTTCTATAACATTCTGAGTGTAAGGAGACATATATGGGTTTAAGTTTGTTGTTGCTAACTGATTAACACCAATTTGACCGGGAGCTTGCGCAGATTGCACAGCACCGACACCCTGCATTTGTTGCGCAGAACCAAGTTGTGCAGCTTGCATATCTGTTGGGCTGAAACTTCCCAAGCGTCCGTAAATATCACCCGCTTGAGTTTGAGACTGCTGGGCTTGCCCAAATACGTTTGAACCGATCATCTTCCTGATCCCCCACCTTTGGAAACATATGGCGTCCTGCTAACTGGTCGCGCTGACTTTGTTGGCTGTTTTTTCGGTCTATTTGATCCCGTTGCTAAAGCCGCAATTTGATTAAATGTGCTTCCGGGATTTACCGTATCTATGCCACCGGGCAAGCGTGAGGTCATCGTATTAATAGAAGTTGTAGACCGCCTATCACCACGATCATTAGTGCTCGGGAACAATCTATTGTGCATTTCTACAGCGTAAGCCGTGGAGTCAGATTCGCTATTATTATATTGGTTTCCGCCGTTAGAACCACCACCCGGCATGGTAACAGGCGCGTTTGGATCAACATAACCATATGAGCGAGTGCCTCGTTCACCCGTTACGGGGTCCATGTAGAAAGATCGCAAGAAATCATATTGACCGGGATATGCTTCGGCGTAAGACGTTTCCATTTGCTCTTGAAATGGCTGACTGGTGTAAACTTCCATGCCGCCGACAGTAGTTGTTGGCATGGATGGTGGTGCAACCGTACCCAAACCAAGTGAGCTTAGAAGGTCATTTGTTCCGCTATACATTGCAGCCGGAGCAACCGCTTGATATTGAGGAACATTTACTGGCCCTGCGCTGTATTGCTCCAACATTTGATTGAGCAAAAAGTTTCGAGCCGCTTCCGTTTGCGGGTCAAGCTGACCTGTTTGTTCAGGCTTGCCAAATAAAAAATCAAAGATACCCATTTTATAACTCCGAACGGTTTAAACATTTATACCACATTTTGCGCATATTGACACCCCTAGCCGTGCAACCTCGTTATCGCAATCGTGGAAGCTGGTGCTGCGGGTGCAAACGCCGTTGCCGCAGTTGCATCAAGAAATCCGCTGGTGCTGTCAACGGCCCACATGGCTTCCAAGTAATCTCCGGCGGCAAATTCAAATATTGCTGACCTGCTGACAACAAGAACCGAACCGTTTTGATGCAATGCGTTCTTCATTGTTGACCCAGTAACGTCCGTGCCGTTGACGCGGGGCCAGAACCAAAAGTTTACAGTTGAGCTGGATGTGGACGCAATTTGCGCCGAGAAGCTAACCATGTATTGACCAGCCTCAGCAAAAACAAGACGAGAGGCTGGTGTTCCGTTTGTAATGACTTCGGCAGTGCTTGATGTGTACGTCAAAGCGTAGGCGGTGTTTGTAGATGCCGCAGTCTGATCCGTTGTGACGCCGCCAGCATACTGGCCATCCTCCAACACGATCTGACGCCACTCACCATTTTTGGAAACCACCGGATATCCATATTCACGATCCCACATCAAGACGCCATCTGCCGCCGCACTATCGTAATCACGCCGATGAGTAAGAAAAGAGCGTGTGCTTTGCAGCCACGCACTAAACTTTTCCGCCCATACTTTAAAATCAGGGCCTATGGGAGGTGCACCGTAAAAGCTCATCTCTTAGCACCCGGCCTTGCGTCAAGGCGCATAATACCCACGCGCCAGTCAGCAGCCTCCACGCCTTCCACGCGCATCCTGACTTGACGCCCTTGGAAGCGAACAGATGTTGGGTTTGCTGTGTTGAACGGCCCCTTTTCCGTTTCAGTGTCATTGGGGTAATTGCGAACCTTAAATTTTAAATCCACATCGCCCTGTGTTTTTTCGTCAGGAATAACGCTTGTGACTTTCATCAGGCGCTCACCAGTGCCGATTGCTATTGGCCCTGTCTCTGCAAATGGTGTTGCACCATCGTAGTCAAAGCCAACCTCATGCTCGTAAACAACGCCGTCAGACTTGACCATAAACGGACGGCGGAATACTCCGCGATCTACACCCGCAGTGCGGTCAATTTCGCCTGTCGTCCAGATGTTTTCTACATAGTCATAGGCAACGTATTTGTCGCATTCTGACGCATCTTGCGACTGATAGAGCCACCAGACCTCATTCCACTGGCTGTTGACCACCGCTTGAACTTTAGACGCCTGATCGTAATTCAAGTTGCTGAATACCTGATCTGCGACTTCGCAGGGTATTTCCTGAACCTGACCGCCAGAATACAAGAAGAAGTTACGGCGACCCATCCAGATAACACCAGTATCTACAGAAGCATATGCGCCAGCTGAAATCATGCCACAAGCTGTGCCAACCCTCTGGAAGCCATAAACAAATGGCGGCCCTTGGTATGTCATCGTGTGAGCGTCTTGATCTGTTAGGATTAAAGACTGGCCCCGCGTTCTTACTCCAGCAAGGATTTTTCCGTTGGTTTGCAACTCTATCTCGCCAGCTTGGTTTGTAGCCGCCGCAGTCCAAGTCGTGTTATCCTCTTGGTCTGACCATTTTACCAGTCTTGCATTGGCAGAGGCACCAAGGCAGACAAGAAACCTCTCCTCAGTAACAAATGTTGCAGAGCAGTCCACTGGCGCGTTAGCAACCACAGTAGCCGTGGCGGTTGCCAAATCCCACTCGTAGATCACGCCGTCATCCGATGAACAGGCAATGAGGAACTCACCAAAGTTATCTAGAGACCAAGTGGTGGCTCTGAGGATAGTGCCCAAGTCTGGGCGCTCAACGCCCCAGCCAAACAAGCCCCAGCCACCGGAGCCAAAACCAGTATTTACTGTTGCGTCAATCCGACCATCAGTTAACGCACCCGGTGTAATGTCTGACGTAACAGAGCTTTCCAACATTACTGTTAAAGTGTCATGCGATCCAAAAGCAGCATACCGCTCACCATCGTTGTCAATCCAAGTGTGAGCCCCTCTCACAATTCCGCCAGCGTCTACGGCAGAGTTGTCAGCTTGCGCACGGGGTCGCCATCCGCCCACAGGACGCAAGCTGTCTTCATGCCAGCGCACTAGATTTACGTCACGCCAGCGACCTAAAGATTGATACTCTGTGCCGTTAGAGTACTGGCCCTTGGGAATGTTTAGGGGTACTAGAGGCATTGAGCATCCTTACGGTTTAGTGGGCCAATCAGCCTCATCTAAGTGGGGCCAGTTAGCGTGGCTTGTGATGTCACGCAGTGCTTGACGATATGCTGTTTGTTCAGCAGTCATAGTCAAGTCGGAAGATGCCCACCAGTCTGTTTCAGCGATTAGTGTATCACGTTTTATGCGGTTTAGTGTTTCTACATCTCTATCTAGTAATAGTTGATATGCTGCTTCGTGTTCAGCTTTAGTTGTTACGTTCCCATCATCATCTGTTGTGTCTTGGAATCTGTCAATAATTGCCCACGCCTGAACCCACTCTCCACTAGAGTTTTGAATAGCTCCATTACGTTCTACCGTTTGGTATGGGCCAACACCGTCTGTAGGTTTAGTTGAATATTCTACTGGGTCTACGTTAAGTGCGTCATGAACATTACTATTCCACACACGAGGCAATGAAATATTAGGGTTTTCTTTACGAAGCTGCCCTTGTGTTTTTATGTCGCCTGTTGTTCTACTACGATATTCAGCCATTAGATTGATCCTTTCTTAATGCTGTTGATTATTAATAATTTACATCTGAACCTACACTTGGACTGCCTGTTAATGTAAAGTCTCCACCTGTACCTGAGTTTTTACCTAGATTATCTGGGTCATCAAATTTCATATAAACAAGTGGGTTTGTTATATTTCCTGACTCTATACTAGGAGTTAAATCTTTAGGAAAACCAAAATTATCTACAAACTTTAAACGATTAGCTTCTTGACTAAAGTCTATATATGAATCATCTAAATAAACAAAAGACATATCGCCTGTTGTTTGGCTGGCTGCATCATCACGACCAATGTATAATGTAAGATTACTACTAAGATCAAACCGTCTACTAGTATTATAATGATTGTAGGTAGGCAAAACTGTTCGTGTTGTACCGTAGTAGTTGGTAAACCATGTATGTCTGTTTGAGGTACTTCCCATATCAAATGAATACAACAAAACATGCCAATCGTCATCATGCGCAAAATAAGGAATAGTGGCTTCAACAACATCACCACCAGCAGTATTTGTAATAGATATTCTGTATCCTGTGTTATGTAGGGTGTCTACTCTCATCCGTCCACCACCAGTAATAGGGCCACCTATGATACCGCTTTGACTATTTGTTTTATACCCGCATACTAATGTCATATATTGTGAACTAGAAGAACCTCCTATATCTGAGTTACTTAAATATTGACCAGCATTTGACCATCTAAATCCACGTGACCGAAACTCAGAACCACCTCTTCCACCTGTAAGTATACCCTCTTCGTCAAAGGCACCACCTGTACCAAGGTTATTC